GTCGACACTCCGTAAGTCTGTTTGCCATGACGTATTTGGACCAGTACTCCGAGCACCTTGCAATTTATCGCAAGGAGGAGATAAGGGTCAGACAGCCATAGTAAACGGACTGAAACACTACGCACCACATAAGCCATTCCCAAAGAGGCATGTTGAGGTAGCATACGAACATTTGAATCATATGTTCGTTTCATATGCGTTGCCTGCTGACAAGCCAACAAGTAAGAGGACGCTTAATGAAGCCGTGTGTGGAGTTGAGGGGAAGATTCCGAGAATAACGATGAGTACCGGAGTTGGTTTTCCGTGGTCTACGAATCCGAGAACTAGCAGAAAATCACAGTTGCTTGGGTTTGATCAGAACCATCAATTAACATCAATCCACGAGGACCTTTTGAACACCATAATATCTGAAGAAAGAGACATGGAAAGAGGTAGGGTGCCGGTAACAATCTTCCAGATTGCAGCAAAAGATGAGCGCCTTAAACTGGATAAGTTGGACAATGTGCGACTAATCCAAGGCTCGCCTCTGAGTTTGACACTCTCAGCAAGAAAATATCTGATGGATTTTAACCTCGCGTTTCAAGAGAGTAGATCTCTATTGAAACATAGGGTTGGAATAAATCCGATGAGTCTTGAATGGGATTCAATGACCAGAGAACTTTTGCGCAATTCTAATAAGATTTGCGTCGGTGACTACAGCAAGTTTGGACCAAGGCTTGATAATGACTTCATTGAGAAATCATATGCTATCATGGCCAATTGGTATGACAGATGGTGTGAAAAGAACCCAAAACATCGTTTGGCTCGAGAAATTCTTGGGCAACGAGTCATCAATAGTTACAACATTTGTTATGATCAGGTAATTCAGTTGAAGTGTGGTAGCCCCAGTGGCGCCATGAATACTGTTATCGTTAACTCTATGTGTGGGCTGTTTTATATAGCCTGTGCTTGGTTGGGGATAATGGAAGAACATCGACCTGAAATATCTGGATTGAACAATTTTGATGACTATGTGGTTTTCTACGATTATGGAGATGACGTAATCTTTTCCGTTGCGGATAGCATTTGTGAAGTTTTTAACAACCAAACGATACATGAGTACTTTGCGAAGTTTGATGTCAAATATACTGACGTCATGAAGGATGGTACCATGAGAAAGTGGTGTTCTATTGAAGAGGCTACTTTCTTAAAGTTTGGTTTCAAGAAATTCACTGAAACTGCAATCCCTGGAGGAGTCTGGGTCTGTGTTCCAAATGAAGGAGACTTATATGACACATGCAATTGGGTTCGGAAACCAAAAGGACAACGTGGAGGACAATATGTCGAAAAGATCTTGTGCCTAGGAGCTCTGGATAACTGCGATGATGCGGTTAGAAAGATGTGGTTCCATGGTCGAGAGAAGTTCGATAAATTCCAAAAAGATGTAATTGCGTTCTGGCAAAATTTCGAAGATGGGCAATATGTACCGAGGATTTATTCCTTCGAAGAACTACAACTATCATACGGAATTCCATTGATCACCCAAACAACATGGGATCAAGCGAATGCTTATCGTGACCACGTAGCGCTAAATCCGCGCTATATAAATGAGATTAATGAAAGAGACAAAACCGCTGGAAATGACCCGTTGACGACCGCGTCCAAGGTCAATCCAGTTGAGGCTAGTGTAGTGCCTGGTGCGGGTACCAGAAATGTGAACCCCCAAAACTACGATCCATGGCAAGAACATGGGTACTTTATGACTGAAAGACAAAGACAGTTCCAGGCTTCGCTGGATATCGGAGATTATAATATAACCAAAACAGATACCGACAGTACACCGCTTACCGAGGATGAAGATTGAGCCCTTAAGGCTGCTTCACAGTGCTGTCGATGATTGTTATTATAATGAAAAATAGAG